CACCATCGGTTGATGGATCTAGACCGGGGTATCAGGGACGTGAGAAATACGTTACACCTTTAAGAAGAAAAGGTTTTACAGGTTCAAAATTTACTAGTGTTCCTGATCCAACATATTCTGATGGAAGAAGAAGAGTTAAAACTAAAGCTTATAAAGAATGGTTAAAAAAAGAACATGCTAAACCTAAACCAAAATACATGTATGAAAAAACCATTCGTGATGAATTAGATAACTATTTAATTGATATTGCAGAAGCTATGCGAGAAGCAGACAACACACAAGATTTTGAACATTTGATGAGAAACAATAAAGAAACTCTACAACTAGAAAAAGAAACAAATAAATCTAGAAAAAAGAGAGGATTGAAAGAATACAAACTTAGAAGATATAATAAAGGAATGCTCAATAGAGGAGCTATAAAAATTTTAGAAAAGTTAGAACAGGATCCTGTTAGTTTAAAAATAATAGCTGAGTCTTTAGGAGAAGATACAGATTGGGTGCTGGATATAATAGACGAAAGATCGCAATATGTAGAGGATGTTAAAAGGGAAAGAAAAATAGCATCAGATGATCCTAAATATACAAAACCTAGAAATGATTATTTAAAAGTTGAAAACTGGATGCAAAAGAACGCTAAACGATATGCTAGTCCAGAAACTTTTGAAAAAGCTTTAATAAAAAGATTTGGTAAAGATAATCAATTTATTAAGGATATGAGTTCTTCAAAAAAATCCGTTCAAACTTTTTTTAGTGATGGTTTTAAAAAAACAATGTTAAATGCAGATCCTGCAAGTGGAATTAAACCCAGTCATTTAAAACAGTTAATATCAAGTTCTCTCTATAATTATAATGATAAGATTAAAGCCCAATTAACTGATGAAATAAATAAGATATTTACCTCTGAAAATATTCCAAAACTTAGAACAGAAGCAAGAAAGATGATTAAGAATAATCCTTTATTTAAAAAGTTTGGATTGGATCAAACTATAACAGGACCTTTTCCTAGAGTTATTCAAGCAGAAATAGGTAAAAAACTTTGGGATGATTTTAGAGCTTTTAGACATCCAAGAGCTAACACGTATGAAATATTAAAAGCTTTTGAAGATTTAGTTCCTCCAGAATTTAAAGGTATGTTTAAGGAGTCCGCTAGCGCTGTTTTGGATGCCCAACAAAATAAATGGCCAGAGGCAAAGAACAAATTGGGTATTGCCGATAAAGTTGCATGGGACCATAAAGTTCCCGCTTCTATTATCGACAAAGGTTATGCCGATATTATTGAATATACCAAAGTAAATCCAGTTGACTATGAATGGAATTCTCGACTTAAAAACGCCAAATTTGATACTCCTATTAATAGATTAATTACTAAATTTGAAAACGCAGAAAATATAAGAGACAAAAAGAAAATTGTTGAAGAAATGATTACTACAAAAAATAAATTTAGTGAAAAGTGGGGTGGTTATTTAGATGAAGTTAATATTAATTTTAATGACAAAACAGGAGAGTTAAAATTTTCTAGCTCTGCAAAACCATTCAGTAAAAAAATGGACGCAGTAGCAATGTTAAAAAAAAGTCAAGAACAAATTTTAAGCAACTTCTGGTGCCCTACTGGAAAAGCATCTGGTGGTCGTATTGGTTTTGCTAATGGTAGTGGTTGTCCTGATTCAGTAAAAAAGAAAAACTTTTTAAAAATGACTAATGATGTTAGTAAGGGAAAAATTACAGGTAAAGCAGCAGACCAGATTGCAAAAAATGCTGGAAAAGTTATAGCTAAAGTTGGAAGTAAATCAGCACTTGCAACAATATTGGGTCCTACAGGAATTGGAATAGATCTTGCATACGAAGTTGGATCTATTGGTTTTGATATGGCAACAGATAGTAATGTTTCTCTTAAACAAGCATTACAAAACAATTGGTTGACTGGAGCTTTTATAAAAGGAACAGGTCAAGAGGAATATCATAAAGGATTAGTTAAGTTTGATTCAAGTTCAAAGCCAATGGCACAAATTCAAAATTTAATGCAAAAAATTGAGAGTGAAGAAAAACAGTTAGAACGAATAAAAACAGATCTTGTTCGAGGAGACTATACGGGGGAGGCAAAAAAAGAAAAGATTGCACAACAAGAAGCAGTTATTAAAAATTTATATAAGGATTTTGATAAAGTGGCTAGAAGAAAAAATGAAGGTCCTCGTGGAGAAAATGTAAGATATCTAGCTCTAGAAGAAGGAAGCCCAGAACAGAGTGCTTATGATCAAGCAAAACAAGAATATGATTCAATTGGAGAGGCAAAAGCTGCACTTAAAAAAACATCAGAACATGGTTTTAAAGAAGCCATAAAATCTTCTCGTGCCGAACCTTGGATTGATTATAGTTTATCAATAAGCCCCCAATATGGAAAACTTTCAAAAAAAGAAATAGATGATCGATTAAGACAAATAGGGGATTACTATGGTTATGGTTATACACCCCACGGACTTGGTTTTGGAATGCAACAAATGCAACCTGGAATTGGTGATATGAAATATGATGAAGATTTAGGTTATAGGGAAATATCCGATATTATGACTACACAAGATGCAGAAGATAAAATTGCAACATTCGGAGGAATTGCTAATATGGCAGGCGGTGGCATAGCTTCAATCAGAAGACCTAAGGCCATACCTCCAAAATCAGGTCCAATGCCCGATGCTTCGGGGTTGTCAACCTTGTATAATCGTGTTAAAAGAATATAGGAGAATTTAAATGGCAGATATAGATAAAGGTCTCCCAAACGCTAAACGACCAGAAGATGAAGTTGCAGAGGTTGTTAATTTGGAAGAACCGGCAATACAAAAAGGACCTGTTGAAGTTACTGAAGACGAAGAAGGGGCAACAATTGATTTTGATCCAAAAGCAATGCCTTTACCAGAAGAAGGCGATCACTTTGCAAACTTAAATGACTTATTACCAGAAGATATTACTGATCCAATCGCTAATAGATTAGAAGGTGATTACAGAGAGTATAAAGCATCCCGATCAGATTGGGAAAGAGCTTATACGGTTGGTTTAGATCTTTTAGGATTTAAATATGAAAATAGAACTGAGCCCTTTCAAGGTGCATCAGGTGCAACGCACCCAGTATTAGCAGAAGCTGTCACACAGTTTCAAGCTTTAGCTTATAAAGAATTATTACCAGCAGACGGACCTGTTAGAACACAAGTTATGGGAGCAACTAATCCTATGAAAGAACAACAGTCCCAAAGAATAAAAGATTTCATGAACTATCAATTAATGGATCAAATGAAAGAATACGAACCTGAGTTTGATCAAATGTTATTTTATCTTCCACTTGCAGGATCAACATTTAAAAAAGTTTATTATGATGATCTGTTAGGTAGAGCTGTTTCTAAATTTGTACCAGCTGATGATTTAATCGTTCCATACACTGCTACGTCTTTACAAGATGCACAGTCAGTATGTCATGTAATTAAAGTTTCAGAAAATGATTTACGTAAACAACAAGTAAATGGTTTTTATTCTGATATAGAATTACATAAACCTCAAGATGTAGTTACAAATGAAGTAAAGAAAAAAGAATTAGAATTAGAGGGTTTGACTAAGTCACAAAGAGTTGAACCATTATACACATTATTAGAATTCCACGTAGACCTTGACTTAGAAGGTTTCGAAGATGTTGGCGCTGATGGCGAACCAACAGGAATAAAATTACCTTACATCGTTACAATCGAGCAAGGTAGTCGGAAGGTTTTGTCTATTAGACGAAACTTCGCGCCCAATGACCCTAAGAAAAATAAAATCCAATATTTCGTCCACTTCAAATTTCTGCCAGGACTAGGATTTTATGGATTAGGACTCATTCATATGATTGGCGGATTGAGCCGTACTGCAACTGCGGCTCTCCGTCAGTTATTAGACGCGGGAACATTATCAAATCTTCCGGCAGGATTTAAACAAAGAGGCGTTAGAGTAAAAGATGACGCTGCAAACATACAACCGGGTGAATTTAAAGATGTAGATACACCAGGAGGAAACTTAAAAGATGCATTTGTATTCTTACCTTACAAGGAGCCTTCTGCTACATTATTGCAATTGATGGGAATAGTCGTTCAAGCAGGACAAAGATTCGCGTCGATTGCTGACATGCAAGTCGGTGACGGGAACCAATCAGCAGCTGTTGGTACGACTGTAGCTCTTTTAGAACGTGGTTCAAGAGTAATGTCAGCAATCCATAAAAGACTGTATGTATCGTTAAAGCAAGAATTTAAATTACTTGCCAATATCTTTAAAACTTATTTACCACCAGAATATCCATACGATGTAGTAGGAGGACAAAGAAATATTAAAGTTCAAGATTTTGATGACAGAGTAGATATTCTACCTGTTGCTGATCCAAATATATTTTCAATGTCTCAAAGAATTTCATTAGCACAAGCTGAATTACAATTAGCTATGTCTAATCCACAAATGCACAATTTATATATGTGTTATAGAAAAATGTATGAAGCATTAGGTGTAAAGGATATTGATAGAATATTACCACCACCTCCACCGAATCAACCTAAAGATCCAGCAATCGAACACATTGATGCAATGGCTATGAAACCATTCCAAGCGTTTCCAGGTCAAGATCATAGAGCTCACGTTACAGCTCACTTAAATTTTATGGCTAGTAATTTTGTTAGAAACAATCCTAGCATTACTGCAGCGTTAGAAAAAAATATTATGGAGCACATATCATTGATGGCACAAGAACAAGTTCAAATAGAATTTCCGCAAGAGTTTGCAATGTTACCACAAATGCAACAAGCGTCTT